GTTATGGAGAAAGAAGCTGACTTTCCCATAGATGAACGACACAAAATAAAAGGAGTGGATCTCTCTAGAAAAATAGCAGATATAGAATGCACGTGTAGGGGTGAAGATGAGATAGCTTGCAAGAAAATACTGCCAACAGCTGTTAACACTAGCCGAGTCATAACTTACAATTCATGCAAACGGACTCTGTATGCTGCCTTCAAACGGCAGCTCAAGAAAGTTATACCTCCCGATCCTGATATAGCCAAAGAACTAAATCTATACATGGACAAATACTTCAACCTGTATATAGAAGATCAACTACGCGACTTTGACTATAGTTTCTCTCAGTGGTTTAACTCTATGCCACGACATAAACAAGATTCCCTGCTAAACTACGATATCAAGAAGCTTGAGCATAACGTTTACGGTATGTTCTGTAAAAGAGAAAAGCAGGAATACGGTGGCAAAAATCGGGCAATATCCAACATATCTCAGGAAACCAAATTCATAATGGGACCAGTTATTTGGTTTTTGGAAGATATTGCTGATAAATGCTTTCCAGGCTACTGTGGTCAAAAGAACTGGAATGACCTGGAAAAATGGTTACGTGTTAACTATGCCAAAGGTTTCACCAAAGCGATCCAAGGAGATGGATCAGCATTTGATCTTAGTCAACAATACCCTAATAAATATATCGACCGTAAAGTTTATTCTTACCTTGCCGATAATAATAAAATTCATCATGTTGATAAGACCATATTCAAAAACGTTGCAACAGCACGATACCGCAAACTTGATGCTACATATTTTGACAAAGGACGGAAATGCAAACTTGGATCAGCTATAGTTGATTCAACAGTTTTTAGCGGATCAAGCGATACAACGTTTGGAAACACCCTTAGGATGGCTATATACAATATGTTCACACTTGAACAAGCCGGACTAGTATACAAGCAAGACTACGATTTGCTTTGTAAAGGGGATGATTTCCTTGTAGTAACAAGCGCTAACATCGACTTCAAGGCTCTCTACTACAAATATTGGTGCAAACCTATAAAATCACCACACACTCATGATTACACACCATTTGGTATTGGTGTTATTTTGAAATTTTTAACAGTGGGTGATTATGATACAATTGACTTTTGTTCAACAGTTGTCATACCTGATTACGTCAATTGTAAGTTCAAGATTGCTCGAAAACCAGAGCGAATGGATCCTCTATCCCATTATTCTCGCGCAGCACTACATTTCTCACAACTTGAACTCAAGCAGTATTATTTAGATCTCGCCACATCTTTGGATGTTTCCATTGGACAAATGCCTTTTTATAGTAGTTATGCAGACGCTTATAGGCATTTTGCTAACAGCATTCCCGGAATACCTGCAAGAGCAAAATGTGGCAGACCACGACTTGAAGAACCTGATGATGGCCATAAGAAACGGCAAAATAAAAGCGATTATATACGCCATCAATACGCAGCTAATGGTCGTGATTTTTGTGAAGGACTTATAATACGACAATCAAACACTACAATCCCTGATAAGTTAGTGTACGACTTTTTCCTTCAAAAATACCGGATCAGCGAAATGGACATTCAACAACACGCTAAAATGCTGATAACCGGCAAGTATTCTCAAGTATATGATGTCATAGCCCATAAATTGCAATGAGTAAATAATTGATTAATTCCGACGCCGAATCTCCCAAAAACTTCATCATTTAAACACTTTTAGCTTATAAATATTAATAAGCCATTGAGCAGCTCACTAAGCTGGCTACTTAGTGAATCTAAATGCCCTAAAAGTGTTGACTG